TTTAAATGAATCACGAACAAAATTAGCAGGGCTGATTGAAGCTAATACTCCTACTACTAATCAAGATTATATCAATACAAAAAGCACAGTTGAAACTTTAGCTGCAGAACTCACGCCTATAAAAGGCAGTGAGTTTGAAAGATTACTTACGGAAAGAACACAAGGTGTTTACAATGCTACCCAAGGTTCTGCTGAAGCTAAACAACAAGCAGCAGATAAATTCCGTATGGCAGCTATAGATAAATATATCACTGCTAAACAAACAGTATCTCAACAGTACAATCCTAATGAAGCTATAGATAAAGAGTTTGCAGAGCTGTACGGCACACAAATCAAAGGTATACAAGAGGGTGCTGCAAGTGCTCAACAATTAGCTGGTTTATCCGAGCAAGCAACAATAGCTGCTGAAAGATTCCAAACTGGAGCTTTTGCAGAAACTCGTTTAAGTTTGCTTAAAATGGCTGATGCTTTAGGCGGCAGAGATAAACTGAAATCTCTTATGGGTGAATCTAGTTACAACTCTGTATTTGATCCTGCCAATAATGATGTACCTTCTGGTGAGCTTTTAAAATCTGTAGGAGCACGGTTTGCAGTTATGTTAGCAGAAGCATTCCCAGGAAACTTGAATCAATCAGAGGTTGAGTTAATTAGAACAGCAGGGTCTAATATAGGTGTTAGCAGAGAAGGTCTTGGGGTATTACAAAAAGCATTTGAAAAAGCGGCTGCAAGAGCGGTTAGAGAACAAGAGTATGCAATCAATTTTGCAAAAAATGAAGAGTATAGATCTCTCAGCCCAGAAGCAAAGTATGCTAAATTTAATGAAGGTTTGGCTGAAATACGATCACAAAATGCTGTAATAACTCAAGATGATATTAGCGGTGCTGAACAAGTTGCAGAAACAGCAGCAGCAGGAAGTATTAATGTAGTAGATACTAGCGGCGCGGCATTTACTTTACCACCAGCAGAAGCAATCCTATTTGAACAAGTTAAACAGTATCCTACAAAAGCTGCTTTCCTAGCAGATTGGCCTAATATTAAGGCAGCTAATCCAACAATAGCAACTTTGGATCCGAGTGCTGGTTACGATACGCTTTTCCCTTTGAGTAGGCAATAATCATGGCACAAACTTTAACCATCCCGCGTGTTGGTGCTTCGGCCACTGGAGCTACTACAGCGCAGACTCTCAATATTCCAAGAGTTGAACAACCTCAACCTGATGCAGCACCTGACCTAGAGTTTACTCCTGGAGGTGCAAGGTTTACACCTTTTTCAGCAGATGAGTTTGTCGCTACAGGTCCAGATGATGATCTTGATGCTGCCGCTATGGAAGCACAAATACAGCAAGATTTACAGGCAATAGGACTTGGTGAACCTGACCCTAATGAGTTCCAACCTTTAGATATCAATATAGCTGGTGCTCGCGATGCACAAGCAATGGACGAGTTTAATGAGTTCTTGAATGTAGAACTTATGCGTATTGACCAAGTCGTTGGAGAAGCTGTCGGCGGCAAATACCAAGGTGGTAAATCTGTCGGTCCTATGAGTTTTAGTGTATCGGATGGTTTAGCTCGTAGGCGTATGACTGGTACATTTGCTGACCGTGAAGCATATTTCAAAAAACATTACCCTGATGGTAAATATGCTCGTATACCCACAGGTGGTGGCAAATTTTCAGAAGTTTACAGTATCACACCAGAGGGTGATGTGTTCAATGTTGACCCTACAGGTCTTAATGATGTAAGTAATGAGGTCGCTAGTTTTACTGGTAATGTCTTAAATTACACAACTGCGGGAAGTTTAATAGGGACAATATTTGCGCCTTTTTTCGGGACATTTGCAGGAGCTACTTTAGGTAATCTTGTTGATCAAGCTATCCTTGATGAGACTTCTATGTCTCAAGCAGAACTGATGGAAAAATTAAGTGTTGGTGATGCTGCAACTATTGGACTCGTTGATGGACTTATAACAAAATTCCTTCCTGGAGCTGGTAATAAATTTAGGCAAGCACTTGGTACGGGTGATGTAGGTGGTTCTGTACTAGCTCGTAAAACTGGTCCAAGAGCATTAGTCGCGCAAGAGGCAGCGGAGCGATTAGGTTTGCCTCTTTTTAGTGCAGCACAACTAGCAGATAGTAATGTGGTGCGCGGCACTTTTTCACAAACGGCTGGTACATCTAATATCCCCGGACGTTTACTTAATAATCAACAACGTAAATTGTATGAAAGATTAAAAAGAAAAGCTGAAAGTAATTTCGATTCATTCAACGCTAAGGAGCTGAGTACCTACACAAAACTTCAGCAAGAAGCAATACAAGAAGAAATTTATAAAATACTGACAGCTCGTTTTGGTGGCAAACTGCCTGATAATATGAGTTTAGAACAACTTGAACAAAATATAAGAAAACTAGCTGGTGATTTACAAACATCTCATAATGAACTTATTGATGCAGCATATCAAAAAGCCTTTAATACAGCTGGATCTCAAAATGTTGTTTTTGATCTGACTCCAGCGGTTAAAGTTGCACAAAGAATACAACAAGGCACGCAGATACGGACGCGTCCACCACGCACAGATAGTATAGGAAGACCTATTGACGCGCAAGGCAGACAAACCGCAGCCCCTACTACTCGGGCTGAAGGTGAGTTAAGTGGTGAGCTGCAAGCAATAACCAATGCTCTCATTAATATTATTGATCCTAATGTTTCTAAACTTGTAGTAAAAGATGGTAAAACAAATGCAAAAACAGCATTTGACTCATTGAAACAGTTGAAGGCTTTAAGGGATAGGGCAAGTAAACTAATACAAACAGATGATAGTAAAGCTGGTAGAGAATTAGTAGAAGCAATAGATCAAGTTTTAAATAACCCCAGAGGCGGCAGTAAAGAGTTTTTAACTTTTTATGATGAGGCAAAAACATTAGCTAAACTTAAAGCTGATACACTTAATGCTTCTAATATTGCTAGTATGTTTTCTCGTAAATCAGAAGTCATGCCAAATGAGTTAGCGCAAAAATTTTGGCAAGGTGAATTTACATCTAAAGATTGGGATTTCTTTACCAAAATGTCGCAAAATGCTGCTGGTAATAAACCCGAAGCAAAAATCGCCGCGCAACAATTAATTGCAGATGTTCAGGACGGTTTCATTACATGGCTGTATCAAAACCCTGCAAAAACACAAGAACGTATACGTCAAATTATGGATGCAGATGGTGATTTATTTGCCAAAATGGTCCCCAATGCAGCTGATCGTGCGGCTTTAGAAGAGTTAGCGCAAGCGACGAGTTGGGTGCAAAATAGTGGCATACAGTCCACTGTAAAACGTAGGTTGACAGTAGGCGAAAGAGCTTTACTAGCTATTGACAATATGGGTGAGGCCGAGTTAATAGAGTTCATAGGCAGGAATGGTGGCATAGATGGCAAAGTCGCCATGGATATGCGAGCAGCAGTATTCAAGAAAATATTAGATAATAACAGTACTTTTGATGAGCAAGCATTAAATGTTGTAAATCCTATACCTATGGCAGAAGCCTTAAATAAGTTAGGTAATTTTTCTGGAGATTATGCAAGATTAAAACCTTTATTTATAGGGTCATCATTAAAAGGAGATAACCCTATATATGATGCAAAGGGTTCACCATATCTACAAGATCTATTAGATATGAGAACTTATTCGGCCTTTTTAGCGAGTTATAAACCAGATGTCGGTGGTCCGATGCAAGCAGGAGCTGTAAGGGCTGGTTTATCTAGATTAGATATAGGTGCTTATAGAACACTCGTAACTAATGATCTTTTAGCATATATTTTTGCAACTCCACCCTCTGTACGTCAACTTAAAAAAATTCATGGTTATCAGGGTGAGGGTTTTAAAGGTGCAGTTAAAAGAACTTGGAATAAAAGAAGCGCAAGTGTTTATTCTAATATACTAAATCAGCTGGGTGAGAGTTTTAGTGAAGATATAGAAACACCTTTAGAAGAAGTTGAGCGCACAGGACAACCACCTGAAATGGGTGATGAGTTTGCCGCTGTTGCTACTCCCCCTGCACCCACACCTACACAAGTAGTGAGCGCACCACCTCCTGCTGCTCCTATGCCAAGTATGAATTTACCACAAATACAACCATCACCAAGCCCAGCAATGGGAACAGGTATTACTAATTTTGCTAATTTATTTCCGCAAGATGAGTTAGGTGGTGCTATAGCAAATCGTCGTAACCAAGGTATCCGAGGTTTAGTGTAATGGATCTTGCAGTATTACGAGAACAAATTGAAGCAGATGAGGGGTGTAAGTATGAAATATACTTGGATCATTTGGGTCTGCCTACTTTTGGGATTGGTCACTTGGTCACTGAAGCTGACGAAGAATATAACCAACCAGTCGGAACAACTATCACAGCAGATAGAGTCGCAGAGTGCTTTAATACAGATGTTGGAACAGTCCTCGAAGATTGTGAACGATTGTACCCCGACTTTGATTCCTTACCAGAAGAAGTGCAACTAATAATAGCAAATATGATGTTCAATATGGGCTATCCGCGTTTGAGTAAATTCAAAGGTATGAAAGCTGGTGTCGATGCACGTGATTGGCAACAAGCAGCAGATGAGATGGTTGACTCAAAGTGGTATAGACAAGTAACCAATCGTGCCGAACGGTTGGTTCAAAGGATGAGGGCAGTATGATATGGAACCAATATCCACTGCTCTTGCTGGTATCGCGTTATTTAAAAGCGCGGTAGATGGTATAAAAGGCGCAATAAGCACTGCTAATGATGTTGGAGAGATTGCTGGTTACTTGGACAACCTTTTTGAAGGGGAAAAACAAGTCCAACAACGTCGTAACCAAAAGTCTGGCGTAGGTAGTGTAGGTGATCAGTTCGGCATCAAAACAGTAGCGCAAGAAATAATCGATGCCAAATTAGCACAAGAACAAATGCAAGAAATAGCTAGTATGGTTGATATGCGTTTTGGTCATGGCACTTGGCGCAGTATTGTAGATGAGCGAGCTAAACGTATACGCGAAGCTAAAGAAGCTGAGGCTGCTGCACGAAAAGCAGCTCTTCAAAAACAAAAAGAGTTTGAGGAAAGTTTAAAACAAGCTCTAATGATAGGTGGGTCTATCATAGTAGCACTCGCTTTATTTATATTTTTATTTGTAACAATCGCTCAAGCAACCGCTTTTACACTATCCATTCTCTAAAATCTTCGGCAAGCACTTGGCTCGCTATATTAATTTTATTCCGTAAGGCTTTGAGAATACGGTCATCTACAGTTTTATCTGCTACAATATCTATATAAGTAACTTTACTTGTTTGTCCAATGCGGTGTGCTCTATCCTCACTTTGCAACCGTATTTCAAGGTCAAAATTATTACTGTAGTACACCACTGTCTTAGCTTCTGTCAGTGTTAAACCATAGCCACCTGTCCGTGGCTGGCCTACAAAATACATAAGGGGGTCATCAGGATCTTGGAAACGGTTGACAATAGCTTGCCGATCATCACTCTCTGTTTCACCATAATAGGTAGCTACAGAATCTGCACCATACACTCTTGATATTTCTTGTTCAATAGTTTTTATATCATGAGTGAAGTTAGCCCATATAATTACTTTACCATCTACTTCCTCAAGCACAGACATTAGTTCTGGCAATTTAGCTGAGTTAAATGTTTTCATTTCACCATCATCAAGTTTTACATGGCCTGAGCATACCTGTTGCAGCCTGAGTAATTGTGTAAGGATAGTATCAGTAGTTACCGAACCTTCTTCAAGCATTGCTAAAGCAAATGTCTTTAAACTACTGTAAACAGACTTTTGTTCATCAGTAAGTTCTACACTACGCTTAATGTAAACTTTATCTGGTAAATCCAAACAATCCTCCTTTTTAACTCTAAAACTAAAGTTCTCAAGAATACCATTTAGCTTATCCAGATTACGATAGCCCACTACTTGATTAAAACTATGCGCTCCCATACTACGGCGTTGCACAATGGCATACTCATATTGGAAACTGAAATAGCTGCTATGTCCCAATAACCATTCATCAAGAAACTCTGCTTGAGTGTATAAATCCATTGGGCTTTTAGTTACTGGTGAGCCTGTAAGTATACGTCTGTAGTGAGCCGATTTACCTATCTTTACAATACTCTTAGTGCGTTTAGCATCTTTATTTTTTATAGTAGTGCTTTCATCAATAGCCATAAGTGATTGATGTGCATTTAAAAAACGCTCAGCCTCACCACAACCTTTCTTAGTGCTAAAGGCTTCTACATTCATAACAAATATTTTAAGGTTATCATCTACCTGATATAACTTTTTTTGTTTTTCTAATTGTGTTTTTGTCTGGCTAGGATTCCACAATACTGTATCGTACATAACATGTTCAGGAATATGCGTGGGCAGTTCGCCTTGCTCCCAGTTTCGGTATACACCTTTAGGGGCAACGATCAATGCACCAGTAATCTCTCCACGGTCGTAGAGGACACACATATTATCAATAAGAACTTTTGATTTGCCCGTCCCCATATCCATGAAGTAAGCAAATTCTTTCTTATTCCAAGACATTTTCAAAGCCTCGAGCTGATGCTCGTATGGCTGGTATTTAAATTTGTAACGCATGACACCGCTTTCTATTGGGTACTTTGTATAATAGCACAAGAAACAAAATCCTGTATACCGTTTTATGTTCTTGTTATATCTCGCGTAGGGGCTCAAAGTAAGTATTTGTAAAAGAATAAAACCCAGATATCAGATATCAGATATTAAAATATCGGATGGATCACAATGATAACTTTTTTGTTTTACCCCTATATATAAAAGTGTAAGGTGGCATTGTTTGGTAATAACGCCAGACTAGAAAGCAAGCGGAGTAGAAAGCCGTGACAGTCTACATAACACAAGAAGTGCGTGGTAGAGATATCACAGATGCAGTTGCCTTTGGTGATTTGCAGATACTTGTTCCGGCCAAGGAACAGGTTTCATTCAGCACTCAGCCAACGGTTCGTAGGATTGCTCGTGGCCTTCGTAACTTTAATGATAATGATTACTTACTACTATCAGGAGACCCCTTATGCATAGGCATTGCTTGTGCAGAAGCAGCTCGCCTGAATATGGGTAAGTTCAAAGCATTGAAGTGGGATAGGCTAGAGGAACGCTACTATCCATTGGAAGTAGATCTATACCATAGGAAGGAGTCTAGTAATGGACTTTGAAAGTGTAGCTGGAGACCTAACCAGCATAAATCAATCGGGTATCAGCACTGTTAGTAACCTATGTAAGCAACAGATTACGTTGGAACAACGTGTCGCTGATCTTGAGTTAGAGTTAAAGGAAACCAAGCGTGAGTTGCGTAAAGTATCGGAAGATTTACTTCCGGCTGCGTTACAAGAGCATGGTGTTACTGAACTCAAAATGGACGATGGCAGTGAAATTAGTGTCACACCTTATTATAGTGCCAGCATTGCCAAAGACCGAGCTGAGGAAGCCTTTCAGTGGCTTACTGCGGCAGGGCATGGTTCGCTAATTAAGAATCATGTCACAGCGGCTTTTGGTCGCGGTGAGGATAACCTTGCCAAAGATTTGCTTGCCGAGCTAGGACAGCGCGGTTTGCAAACGCAGACAAAAACTTGGGTTGAACCCATGACACTCAAGTCTTTTGTAAAGGAACAGGTAGAAAAAGGTGAGAATTTGCCGTATGACCTGTTGGGTATATTCGTGGGGCAGCGAGCCAAAATACGGAGGTAGATATGGCAACAGAAGTAGCTAAGAAAGAGTCTTCTGCTGTAGCAGTAGCACAGTTTGAAGATATTGGCGGGTTGGGTTTTGAAGAAACCACATCCCAAGATATGGCAGTACCGTTTCTACGGATACTTGCACAGCTCAGTCCTCAGGTAAATAAGCGTGATGGTGCGTATGTAGAAGGTGCTGAAGCTGGCATGATGTTCAATACGGTAGCTAATAAAGTATACGATGGTGAAAAGGGTGTGACAGTTGTGCCATGCTATTATAACCGTCGGTATGTTGAGTGGGCTCCTAGGGAAAAAGGTGGTGGATATTTTGGTTCATACAATCCTGATGACCCTATTGTCAATACCACTACTAAAAATGAGCGCGGTGAAGATATATTGCCTAATGGTAATATTCTTACAAATACAGCGCAGTTTTTCGTAATCCTACTTGATAGTGATGGTCCACAGCGTTGCCTGATTACTATGTCTAGCACACAGTTAAAGAAGGCGCGTAAGTGGGTGACACAAATGCAAGCACTCACTGCTCAAGGTAAAAACGGTCCGTACACTTTACCTATGATGTCTCATAAATACCAAATGACCACTGTTGCTGAAAGCAATGATAAAGGTAATTGGTTTGGTTGGGATATTGCTAAGATCGGTCCGATTAGTCTTGGTGATGCTGAGGAAGCTAATATTTTTGAGATGGCAGTTGCTTTTGCTAAATCAGTAAAAGCTGGCGAAGTTGAGGTAAAGGAAACTGCACCTGAGCCAAGCACCTCTCAACAAGATGATAGCGGCGATGATGATGTGCCGTTTTAAGTACAACCGCAGGGGTTGATCGCCCTGTAGTTGCTCGGGAGAGTAGCGTCTAGGTATCAACTAACACTACTCTCCCACCTTTTTCATTGGAGAAAGCAATGACATTAGCTGAACAGTTTCTAAAGCTATTTGACGGTAATAAACGTGCTCATGGTGTATTTAATCCTGATGAGCAACGTGGTGATGGTAAACGTCTAGGCGTATATAAAATAATTAAAGAACCACCCACAGAAGAACTCTGGCAACAGCATTTAGATGGTAAGCAAGGACTTGGCATTATACCCATACGAGATGATAGTTTATGTAAATGGGGTGCGATTGATATTGATACATATGATGTAGATCATAAATCATTAGTTAATAAATTAAAGGAAGCAAAGATCATTGGTTGGGTGGGTCGCAGTAAAAGCGGCGGTGCTCATATTTATTTTTTCTTTAAAGATGCGCTGAAAGCTGAGTTTGTACAATCTAAACTTACTGAACTAGCTGCATCATTAGGCCATGCGGAAGGTGAGATATTCCCTAAACAAACAACTATATTAGTTGACCGTGGAGATACTGGTAATGGGTTGAATATGCCGTACTTCAAAGGTGATTTAAGTACACGCTCTGTTTATGATTTTAAGGGCGAGCTTATGTCGCCAAAGGATTTTGTAAGCAAAGCTGCAAGATACTTAATAACACCTGAGGATTTTGAAAAGTATCGTATATCTAAACCAGAACCAAAATTAAAGGATGGTCCACCCTGTTTAAATGCACTTTGTGAGCAAGGGTTTGGTGAAGGCTCACGAAACAATGCTCTCTTCAACTTGGGTGTGTACGCACGAATGTTTGACTCAGATAATTGGGAAGCATTAGTACAACGGTATAATGTAGATTATTTACATCCTCCACTTAGTCATACTGAAGTTGGAGCGGTAATCAAGCAGTTACAACGCAAAGATTATTATTACAAATGTGAAGATCAACCCATCAAACCTTTTTGTAATAAGGATATATGTGTCACTCGTAAATTTGGTGTTGGTCCGGCTGGTGTGCAAAACCAGATGTCTAGCCTTACTAAGATAGATGGTGACCCACCTATATGGATACTTGATGTAGATGGTCAGCGTGTAGAACTTAGCACTGATGGTTTGATTAGCCAGACAAGGTTTCAAAAAGATTGTGTGGCACAGATAAATAAATTACCGATAGCTGTTAGCCAAAGAGCATGGCAGACCAGAATACAGCTATTGTTAGATAACTTAACTATTGTAGAAGTGCCGCCGGACGCTACAATAAAAGGCGAGTTTGAGGATTTACTATCACAGTTTTGTACTGACAGAGCTAAAGGTACAGAGCGTGAAGATGTATTACAAGGCGTTGCTGTATGGCTTGATGGGAAAGTATTTTTCCAAGTTAAAGATATTAAAAAGCATCTTACCGTAAACGACTTTAACCATTATACCTCAAACAAAATAACATTAAGACTCCAAGGGTTGGAAGCAGAAAAAATGTTTTGGCGTGTGAAAAATAAAGGTGTGCATGTATGGTCATTGCCACAGGATTATTTTGCAGATAGCCAAGAGCCATTGGAGTTACCAGACTTACCTGAGCAAGAAGAAATACTCTGATGAATATAATACTCGGACCTCCAGGGACAGGTAAAACAACCTATCTACTAAACAAGGTTGAAGAGTATTTACAAAAGGGTATCCCACCAGATCGCATAGGTTATTTTGGTTTTACTCGTCGTGCGGCAAGTGAAGCTATTGATCGTGCTTGTGAAAAGTTTAAACTACACAGACGTGATTTACCTTTTTTCCGTACCCTTCATAGCTTGGCATTTATGCAGATGGGTATCAATCATAACCAGATTATGACTGCTGATAAGTTTCCTGAGATTGGTGAGTGGTTAAAGATTGGTGGCTTTTTTAACTCAGGGTTGACTGACCAAGGTCCGTACAAAGATTTTGGTTATGGTGATAAATTTTTAGAGATAATAAATATATCCAGGATACTGCAACAGCCGCTACGCAAAGCCTATAATGAATCTACTGTGCCACTAAAAACAGATTGGGCAAGAGTGGATTATGTTGATAGAGGTTTAAGGGCATGGAAGGATAGATATCAGTTATTTGATTATACTGATATGCTTGAGCAGTTTTGCTATAGAGAGTTAGCACCAAAACTTGAGGTGGTATTTATTGATGAGGCACAAGACCTATCACCTCTGCAATGGAAGATGGTGCATTTATTAGAGGCCAATTCTAAAGAGATGTTCGTGGCTGGCGATGATGACCAAGCCATATTCCGTTATGCGGGAGCAGATGTAGATTACTTTATAGGACTCGAAGGTAGTGTGACTGTACTCGACCAAAGTTATAGGATTCCATCCCTCCATCACACACTTAGTCAAAAAGTCATCCAACGCGTCGTCGACCGTAGACCCAAAGAGTTCAATCCGCGGGATGAGGAAGGTTTTGTCCATTGGCATCGGCACTCCGAACAAGTTGATATGTCCAATGGCGAGTGGCTTTTACTAAGCCGTACAACACGAGGTGCAAAGCAAATAGAAGAAGAGGTACGCCGCCGAGGTCATCTATATGTCTACAATGGCAGTAAATCAATTGATGGTAAAGTTCTTGAAGCAGTGCGACTCTGGGAAAATATGCGTAATGGTAGTACACTCACAGCAGAACAAGTGCGTATCGTATATAGTCAGATGTTGTTAGGCAGTCAAGTAGAGTATGGACATAAGACATTTAATAAGGGACAATCAGACCAAAGATACAGTATGCAAGACCTACAAGATTTTTACGGTCTGCTACATACTTTGCCGTGGGATGAAGGATTAGGTAAGATATCAGAAACAGATAAGCGTTATATTAAGGCTTGTCTGCGTAAAGGAGAATCTTTGACAGAGGAACCTCGTATACGGATCTCTACCATTCATTCAGCTAAAGGCGCACAGGCAGATAATGTTATGCTTCTCACTGATACTATGCGTCGTTCCTATTCTATGTGGCGTAAGTTTGAGAACGAACATTTGGATGAAGCTCGCGTGTTTTATGTGGGTCTTACTCGCGCTTTACAACATCTTCATTTAATACATCCTATGCATAGCAGGGGTTATCAAATCCCAGCATAATTGTCATAGCGACCTGTTTATGGTTGCGCTCCAAAAGCTGCACCTATTAAATATAGGCATAACCACAACAGCCATAGAAGGGGCTTATTATTATGTCAGAAGTAAAATACCTTACCAAAGAGCAGTTCAAGCGGCTAAACAACCGCGCTATCCAGCGTAGTGCTAACCGCACGGTAAAGCCTAAATTTATTGACAATTTGTCAGAGGGCTTAAAGTTTCCGATTATTGAAACACTGCTACATAATGATGTGGAGATGCGTTGCCACATCGCAACCAGTTCCGAGGGTAGCACATGCTGGTTGGACATTACTTTGTCCGACTTTGATGTATTGCCTACGGTTGACACCAGTGCGTAACATCTTGTAGAAAGGAGATATATTATGGCACATATGGTAGAAACAATGGCTTATGCAGGACAGGTTCCTTGGCATGGGCTTGGTGAAAAAGTTGAGCATAACCTTACACCTGATGAGATGCTCAAAGCCGCAGGGCTTGACTGGACAGTAAGTAAACGTCCTGTTTACTATGCTGATAAACCAAATACATGGGATCTTAATGACCCACGCGGTGAAGCAGCTTTGCTTCGCGCTAATGAACATTATGTGGTTGTTCGTGATACAGATAACCGCGTATTATCTCACTGCGGTGAGGGGTTCATACCTTTCCAAAACCACGAAACAATGTCCTTCTTTAAAAAGTTTACTGAGGCAGGGCATATGGAGATGGATACTGCTGGTAGCCTAAGTGATGGCGAGCGTGTCTGGGGCTTGGCTAAAATCAAGAAGGGCTTCAAACTAGCTGGCGGTGACGATATTGAAGGTTACTTGCTTATGGCTAACAGTCACAAAGTTGGCACAGCTATGACAGTTATGTTCACGCCCATCCGTGTCGTGTGCAATAACACAATAACCTTGGCTCTCAACCAAGAGGGTATGACTGGCAAGTTCCGTGTATTGCATCTGCAAATGTTTGACGAGGAAATTATGCAAGCCGCTGAGACTGCACTTGGTATTAGTGGTGAGCAAATGACTAAGTTCCAAGAACAGTCAGAGTTCCTTGCCAGTAAGCGAGCTACTAAAGAGCAGATAGATAACTATATTGCTGAGTTGTTCCAGCCTAAATTACTTATTGAACGTGCTAAGTCTAAAGAGTCTGACTTACCACCACTGCATGAGGAGTTTAGCAAAACATCACAGTCAATACTGGAGGCTATTGAAACATCTCCAGGACATGACCTTAAATCTGCTAAAGGTACTTGGTGGGGAGCACTCAATGGTGTGACATATGTTATGGATCACCAAAAGCGAGCTAAGACTCGTGACCATGCATTAAACTCTGCATGGTTTGGTTCAGCCGCTATTACTAAACGTAAGGCTATGACCAAAGCACTTGAGTACGCCGCATAAGATGTGGGGGTGGGCAGAAGCTCACCTCTCGCCCGATGCCCTGCTAAAAGAGAACTTTTAGTGGGGCATTGGAGTATTTAGTGCTTGCTTGATTCCCTATATATAGTTAGAGTTTTTATATTAGCCCCATAGAAAGGAGGCACTCATGGCAGCTATCAAAACTTATGCGGTGCTAGAAAATGATAATAACAGTAACCGTAATGATCCGTATTCTTACTTTGTATTCAAATCCTTGCGTGAGTTGAAAGCGTGTAAAGAACTTAACGAGTATAGTATTGTGTTTGCTGAAGTTCAACAATTACAAGATACCTACAGTGAGGAAGAGTTGCGGAGTGTAGTTGCCGCTACAGTTGGTGAGTGTGCCTTACCAAATTATCCTAGCTTCCATAAAAACTTTGCAGAGTTTGTACATGAGCGAGCTAGAAAATATAAACCTGTTTCAAAGGAGAAACAAATGACTGCTGAAATAGTAGATATTACGCCTGAACCACAGGGTATTGAGGCTGTTGCTACAGAAAAGCCAAAGCGTGTGGCAAAATCTAAATATGATTCAAATGCTAAGATTCTTGTACAAGCTGGTGCTTCTGGCGTGTACCAAAACCCTTACCGTGAGGGTAGTAATCGTTGGCATAATTTTGAAGCCTTGGTTAAATCAGCTACTGTGGGCGAAGCTCTAGCCGCTATGAAGGCTTTAACTCCAGGAGGCAATAGTGTTGATATTCGCCTTGCTATTGAAAAAGGTGCTATCAAGCTAGGAGAATAATTATGGAGAACATAGAAAGGTTCTGCTACTGGATTAATGAGCGTCACGCTATTTATCAAAAAAGAGCCAAGGGGCTTCCTGCCCCTTGGACAGAGGATACTATCCTACAACAATATAAATTCACAAACCCCTTCCGTGAGAATGATAGGGTAACTGTTTGGATGCGGCAAAACTGGACAAAGCCAAATGATAACCGCCCACATGGTGAGATGATATTTAACTGTTGTATGTTTCGTATGGTTGGCACTAGTGAGTTTGCTGAGGCGCACGGTTGGGTGGAAGAGTTTAATCCTGAGCGTACTAAATCTTTGATTGAAGAAAGGTTGAAGCAGGGTTTACGGACTTTTACTGGTGCATATATAATCACTAACCAAGGACTCAAAGCACCTAAATCGGAGGTAGTTGTTGACCACTTCCTTTCGCCAATATGGGAGAACAGAGAAGCGTTGGCGCAGATTGCCGCCGACACGCAATCGCTGGAAGAAGTACACAAAGCATTGGCGACGTATAAAGGATGGGGTGGGGGAGGTTTTATGTCATACGAGGTTGTCACAGACCTCAACTACACACCAGTCCTTGCTAAAGCCGAAGATAAATACAAATGGGCAAACGCTGGTCCAGGAGCAAAGCGCGGCCTCAACAGGATCCACGATAGGCCGCTCACAAAAGCATTAGGTGCTTATCAAAGTAATAGGGAGATGCAAGATTTACTCGAAAATTCACACCGTTATCTTGGCAAACATATCCCGACTTTGGCAGTGGATATGCGCTGTATTGAACACAGCTTATGCGAGTGGGATAAATATGAGCGCGTTAGGCTTGGTCAAGGCACTCCGCGTAGTAAGTATAATGGACTACAGAGCTCAGTGCTGGAGGCTCCAGTTGGGACGGTGGCGTAATTATGTTGTGTCCAAAATGCAATGGCAAATCCGAGGTCGTAGACAGTCGTCCTTATCAAGGCACGATACGGAGGAAGAGGAACTGTCCGAAATGCAAATACAATTATCGGACATTGGAACAATTAGAGCCGCAAGAGCCGCCGAAACCGAAGCCAGAGCCAAAACCCAAAACCAGAAAACGAGTGTTAAAGCCCAAAAGAAAACCAACAATGTTTGAGCTTGACAACATGACTGATGAAGAATTAGAAAGAGCAGTGCTTGAAGGGCAAGTACGATTTGATGAGGATGAACTATGATACCGATATATATTCCAACTAGGGGCAGGATGAATAACCAAGTTACTTGGCAAAGCATTGGTCCGGAGGGCAGAGAACATGCCGTTCTTGTATGCCCACAAGAAGAAGTAAATTGGCACACTAAACAAGGTCGCTATTGTTTAAACCGTGGTGATTTAAAAGGCATCAATAATGTAAGGCAGTTCATATTAGAACATGCCGTGGAGCAGAAGCATGATAAAATTATTATTCTGGATGATGATCTTATATTTGGTCGCCGCATACATGGGTTGGCTCCCAACTTAAGAAAAACAAATCAGGAAGAAATGCATGAGTTATGGGAGCGCATGAGTAAGATGTTAGATTCATATGTTCATGTGGGTGTTAGCCCAAGGCAGATGAATGATAAACATTTCCCCCATGAATTCAAAGAAGGTATGCGCCAAAATGCTGTGCATGGGATACAGCCAAAAGTTCTGCATAAAGAAAATATACGGTACGATACAATGCAGCTGATGGAAGATTACTATGTAACCCTCAGCCTGTTCAGTAAGGGCTATCCTAATTATGTTATTGTAGATTGGACATGGGATCAGCGTGGTGCTTCTGGTGCGGCAGGAGGGTGTAGTTCTTACCGTAATGCTGAACTACAAGAACAAGCCAGCCTAGCCCTTGCTGAAAAGTTTCCTGATTATGTGAAAGCTGTACAAAAGCAAACTAAGACTGGTTGGGATGGTATGAAAACACGTTGGGATGTCCGCGTACAATGGCGAAAGGCCGCTAAAGATGGAAACTGTATCTAACTATTACCAAGACCCACCTAATTCTATACAGATAGAATTAACTGAGGGATGTAACCTTGCTTGTTCGTTTTGCGGTATACAAGCGATACGTGATAATAAAGCCCACGGTCCATTAAATATTCATGGTAAGGCTTCTGCCCCTTATAGATATTTAACAATAGAAAGGGCTAGGGCTATCTGTAGCCGTATTAAAGAAGCTGGATGGAACCCACGGTTAGAGTTTGCCATGCATGGTGAGCCTACTATGCACCCTTTCTTCATTGATATGATACGGTTGTTCAGACAAGAGTTACCTAAAACACCTTTGATGATGACCAGTAATGGTGGTGGTCTATTAAGAGATACACAGAAAAGTGTAAATATGTTGATGGAAGCAGGGCTAAATGTTTTATTCCTTGACAATTATGATCGCATAAAAATAGTGGACAAAATAAAGGAGAGATACAATGGTCCATATCCCGTATTTGAATATCCCGCTGAACGTGACGCCAACCCCCACCGACGAAGAAAGGTTACAGAGCATCATATCGTTGTTGGACTTGATCTTACGCTCGCTACTAGCGGAACCCACGCACAAGTCAGTAACCACGCTGGTAACTCTTTCCCTCTAAACCATAAACAAGATGGTAAGCGTTGTGCAAAACCTTTCCGTGAGATGTCTATACGTTGGGATGGTAATGTTGCGGTATGCTGTAATGATTGGGTAGGATGGTATAAGTGTGGCAATGTTATTGATACACCTATAGATGAAATATGGCAGGGAGAGGCTTTTCATGCGGCACGACAAAAGTTGTATCACGGACAGCGTGACTTCGGTCCTTGCAATGGCTGCGATAATACCACTCTGCGTAATGGATTGTTACCTGACCGTATGGGACGTAAGACGTTACCCGAGCCTACGGAGGAAACAAATACTGCAATTAGAGAGGCATTGGGTGGAGGCACATACACAAAAAGAGTAAAGAAACATTATGACTTTATTTAAAGCCCCTACAGCCGTTAGAAGGTTGCTTTTGCTGGCATACTAGGGCAAGTTAACTTCAGCCGCTCGAGCGGCTTTATAACCCCATAGAAAGGCGGTTCAATATGGCACTATTTGGTAAAGCACCTATGAGGGGTGTGCATACTTTTACAGTCACAAATGTAAGCGAAGCACTGTACGTTGTGAAGCAAGCATTAGAAGCAGATGGTGTAGAAGTAGAAACTCGCAATGGTAAAGCGATTGAGTTCCGTGAACCATGCGCTATTGTCTACAACAACCCACGAGAGCGTGTACTGTTTTACCCTGAGCGTGATGCTAATCCTATATTTCATTTTATGGAAAGCCTGTGGATGTTAGCAGGGCGTAATGATCTTGCATGGATACAGCGTTATAATGCACGGATGAGTGAGTACAGCGATGATGGTAAAAAATTACAGGGAGCTTACGGATATCGTTGGCGTAATTATTTCTACCAAGACCAGATTGATATAATCGTTCACAGATTGATGACACATGCAAATGATAGACGAGCAGTGCTTGCAATGTGGGATGCTGAAGAAGATTTACGCATGAGTAATAGCTGTAAAGATCATCCCTGCAATACTCATATCTATTTTAGTGTGCGTGATAATATACTTGATATGACAGTATGCAATCGCAGTAATGATATGATCTGGGGTGCATTGGGAGCTAATGCTGTCCATATGTCCATTCTTCAAGAGTATATAGCCTCACGTATCGGCGCGAGTGTTGGTATCTATACACAGTTTAGTAATAACCTCCACGCTTATACAGAAGTATTAAAAAAGTTAGATGGTATGGTTGCTGATTATGAATCATACAATACACGCATGATCAGGCCAGATGCTCTTGTAAATAATATAGAATCATTTGACGAAGAGCTTGGTTGGTTTATGGAAGACCCTGAAAAACCAAGACCATATATTAACTCCACTTTTTCTGATTTGGCACAACCTATGCACAAAGTCTGGCAAGCATGGAAAGCTAAAGAATTAGCTTTAGCTTTTGACCATTGTGCAGACATAAAGCCTGATGATTGGCATTTAGCCACTTGGGAATGGCTTGAGCGTAGGAGAGAAAAATGGCAAGAGAAAGTCACGAACAATACATGAAACGTCGTATGCGTGAGTTAGATTGGGGAGAGTATGATATAATGGTAAAAGATAAAGAGACAGAACCTAAAGAACAAAGCCCTATCATAAAACAAGTTGGTAAGCTCACCGTACTAGATCATGTAAAGTTAGAAGAAGCTGAACAATCTTATGGTGATAGCTGGAAACAACGTGGCGGTGTTGGTGCATTTATGATGCTGGCTCGTAAATGGGATCGGCTTGAAAAACAAGTAACCGAATATAATTATGATGTATTCCAAGCGGCGGCTGAAGATATGCGTGAGGAAGGTATCCTTGATGATATTAGTGACCTGCGTAGATATTTGTTTTTAGTTGAAGCTGAAGTACGCATGAGACAAAATGGCAAACGAAAAGCTAGATAAAGAAGTATTGGCTGAGTGTGAGTGCGGAAGGGAAAGTAAAGTTATGACCTTCCGTGCTCTTAAAAATAAATGGCCTCATTGTTCTAAATGTAATCAACCTATGAAGATAAAGGTAAGAGATGCAGTTCCCCTTATTCACACCGCCGACTGAGTGGGTCATGCCTGATGGCTATCCCGACTTGTCGGAAGCTAGGGAAGTATCTATTGATTTAGAAACATGCGACCCTAATCTCACATCTCGTGGTAGCGGATGGCCTCGTAAAGATGGTTATGTTATTGGCGTGGCAGTAGCCGTTGATGGTGCAGCTTGGTATTTTCCTATACGACACGATAATGGTAGTAACCTTGATGTAAAACAAACACTCCGTTGGTTAGCTGATGTATGCTCTGTTGAGCGTGATTACATTATGCATAATGCTATGTATGACCTTGGATGGTTATGGGCTGAGGGTATAGAAGTAAAAGGCCGTATTGTAGATACAATGATTGTAGCCGCGCTACTTGATGAAAACAGATTTAGTTATGCACTCAATGCTCTCGGTAGAGATTATCTCAATGAACGTAAGAGTGAGCGTGATTTGTATGATGCAGCGCAATCATTTGGTGTAAATGCCAAGAGTGAGATGTACAAATTACCAGCACATTTTGTCGGTGCGTATGCAGAACAGGATGCGGCACTTACCCTGAAATTATGGCAGTTCTTCAAGGGTCTCATACTCAAAGAAGATGTGGCCGATATATTTGATTTAGAATTAAATGTACTCAAAGTTGTATTTGATATGCGTAAGAAGGGTGTGCGTGTTGATTTAGGCAAAGCTGAAGAGCTAAAAGTATATCTGCAACAAGAAGAAGAAAAGGTATTACATGATGCTGGCGGTCAGGATATTGATATATGGGCGGCGGCAAGTATCGCTAAAGCATTTGATGCACAGGGGTTACGATACCCTAAAACTCCTAAATCAGGACAGCCTAGCTTTACTAAAAACTTTCTAGCCAACCATGCCCACGCACTTCCTCAGGCCGTGGTTCGAGCTCGTGAGCTGAATAAAGCTAGAACCACCTTTATCGATACTATACTAAAGCATCAGCATAATGGTCGTATCCATGCTGAAGCACACAGTTTACGCAGTGATGATGGTGGCACGGTGACAGGTAGATTCAGTTACAGCAATCCTAATCTACAACAAGTGCCAGCACGGAATGCTGAGATAGGTCCGATGATACGCGGATTGTTTTTACCTGAAGAGGGTGAACTATGGGGTGCTTTTGATTATAGTAGCCAAGAACCACGGCTCGTTGTTCATTATGCCAGCCTATTAAAACTGACAGGCGCACAAGAGTTTGCTGACCAATACAATGTAGATGCTAATACAGATTTTCATCAAATGGCTGCTGATATTGTAGGAGTGCCACGCAAGCAAGCTAAAGATATAAACCTTGGTCTGTTTTATGGGATGGGTAAAAATAAACTGGCTGAACAATTAGGATTAGAGTTTGGCGATGCAAAAGATTTATTTGCCGAATATCATGGTAAAGTTCCTTTTGTCCAACAGCTTGCAGATTATGTAGTCAACCGTGCATCTAATAAAGGTGTGATACGCACTCTGCTTGGTAGGAAATGTAGATTTAATAAGTGGGAACCTAATGCTTATGGGACATACAAACCAATGAGTTATGAGGATGCATATGCTGAACATGGTCCAGCTATCAAACGTTCTTTTACATATAAAGCATTAAACAGATTGATACAGGGTAGTGCTGCTGACCAGACTAAAGCAGCGATGGTAGCTTTGCATAAAGAGGGGATAGTACCGCTCATACAAGTGCATGATGAATTAGATATATCGGTAGCCGAACCTGATATGGGTTTGAAAATACAAGAAATAATGCAGGATTGTGTTGATATGCAGATACCAAGTGTAGTAGATGCAGAGTTTGGTCCGAGTTGGGGTGAAGCTAAAAAGACATTTAGTGATAAACCGTGGTTAAGAGGGGTAAGCGATGGCGCAACGCCAATGCAAGATAATACCGAACATTAAAACTTTGACAACAGCGTGGGATGCACAATTTCTATTGCGCTTCCATACAGTTGCCATGCAAGCAGAGAGACAGACAGTGGGAGCACATTCATACGCAGTAAGTATATTGATTGACCAGCTTTGGCCTGATAGTAGTAAACAACTCATCATGGCTGCTCTGTATCATGATGTACCAGAATTAATACTTGGTGATATACCAGCTACAGCTAAATGGTCTTATCCTGAAGTGCAAAAAGCATTTGAGGATGCAGAAAAGAAAGTAATGGATGATTTAGGATTAGTGTTTGTATTATCGCCTGAAGAAAAGAACAGATTAAAAATGGCAGATATGCTTGAACTCGTACTCTACTCCCATCGCCATTCAAATCAAAGCGACCAGATGAAAGTGATAATGCATACAGGTATCAATTATCTGTACAAAAAATTTAGTGATTTAGATGATTTTGAGCCAGTAAATAAAGTCCTAACTCATTATAATTTAAGCGTTTGATAAAAAAGATAAATTTTTTAGTGCCAAGAGTGCAATCCTGTAAATAGTTATGCTATTATAAATAAGTTAAACGTAGAAAGGTTTACTTATGGATTGGCAACAATATGAAGACTACATGTTTAGCCATGTAGTCTATTACACAATTACAGAGTTTCATGGTCGCGCCAAGTACAGCACATGGCGTTATGATGATCTACAGGATTGCAGTATGGCAATACGCAAACTAAAAGATGAGGAGCCACAGCGCAGGGTACTCATGTACGCTGTGTGCCAGCCTCCTAACCGTTTGCTTACTGTCAGCTTGCCATTACCCGAGGATCGTATGCCATGAATATATTCTGGTTATCTATGGATCTACAGCAGTGTGCTCAAATGCATACTAAAAGCCACATCAGTAAGATGCCTACTGAGATGGTGCAAATGTTATGCACTGCTCATTGGACGCATGGTAATGATGCACCGTGGCTACCAGCTTATCACCACCACCCATGTACTCAATGGGTGGCTCAAACAGTTGAGAATTACCGCATAGCATGGAACTTAGGTTATGAGTTATTTAAAGAGTTCCGATATAGGCGTGGCAAAATACATGGCTCAGAATCTGTATTCTTTGCTGTGCGGTGTGCTCCTCCAGCATTAAAAGCACGAGGGTTTACACCTTTCCCTCAAGCTATGCCAGATGAGTACAAACATCACGATGTCGTAACAGCTTATCGTGATTACTACCGTGGGGAAAAGCAACACCTCTTTGAGTGGGAGTGTCGCCCTATCCCTGATTTTGTAAAAGACTTGTGTGCATAGGAGAAAGAGTATGGACACCACAAAATTTAAATCTGTCTCTATTGATATAGAAACATACGATATTTTGGCAAAAGTCGCTGAGCATGAGTGCCGTAGTATTGGTGGTCAGATACAATGGCTAATCAAACAAATGCCAATGCTCGCTGATCTCAAACCAATGACACCAGCCGTTCCTGTAAAACGTAAGAAAAAAGAAGTGGTACACCGCAGAGCGATGCGTCTGCAAGAAAACTATACTTCTAAAATACTTGCTAGATTTGCACAGACACGAGCAACAATGTGTAAAGATGATTTTACTGATATCGCTCTTGAGTGTGACCCATCTAAAATAATGTCTACGCTCCGTGCTCGCGGTGATTTAGAACTGGTTAGTAGGACACGTCCTTACTATTACCATATCACACTACAGGGTATCCGTTCTTATAATGCAGTAGTAGCTAGGAGGATGGCATCATGAAGCCAATATGGGAAATATATCACGCAGATGATATAACTGATACAGGACAAAAAGTATGGTTATTGGATGGACCGATGGTTCAACGACCATTACTCTTCCACTCCTTATCTGAGATGCAACGCTATATACGTTCATATCACCAAGATCCTGTATCGACATATCGTAAAGTGACAAAGCTACGGTCTGGTGATTCCAGTACACCTAAACATCCGTATGATAGGCCGGATGGATATTGGGAGGAGCAAGATGCCAAAAACTCCGATTGATGTAGAAACATTGCGTGAAGTAGCAGCTACCGTCGGTAGCCATAAAGAGTTCCGCGATCATTTTGATATTGCACCACCGACCGTTCTCCGATGGAAGATGCAATATAATTTAGATATCCCCGATGCTAGACATACGCGGCAAGATGCCGATTGGATTACTGCTCGTCGTATTGATATTCGCAATAGACGTGATGCTGGTGAGACATATCAAAGTATCGCAAATGATTATGGTGTGAGCCGACAGTTTATTTATAATATTTATCGGCGTGATAAATTACGGCTTGCACATGAGGCTGTAAATACTTAAAGTTAATTATGGCATATTGTTAGAGAAAGGAGCAAGCCATGACAAGCAATAAAGATTTTATTGAGAATCTTGAGCAGTTTACTCGTGTTCATCATGATATTGCAGATGCTGCCCACCAAATATCGCATCTATCTTATTTGTATGGCGAGTTACTTGCTTATCAAGGTTATGTTGAAGCACGGTATCCGCAAGTGCATAAAGAAGCTATGTTATGTGCGGAGCGTATTGCTCAAGACCGTGAGGCTAGGGAGACACAAAGTGTTGCTTCCTAAGCATGGTTCGCCAGCGGATCGTGGTGGGGCAGATGCTTACTATGAACGTAAGTACTCCCCCCACTACTATCCTGAGGGTACATATGTTGGTGAGCGGATTGTGCCACCACAAATGACCGAGGCTCAAGTAAAGGAGTATCATGATGCGTTTCATGCCCAAGAGGATCACAAAGACTGGGGTTAATCACCTAGTTGGTCTACATATTTTAACGGCTACCCCAAGGAGGGAACGATGGATAATAAAGATTTGGAGAGGGATCCAAGCAATCTGGAACTAATTGTTTCGTTTGATTGGTCTAGCCCGACTGCCGCTGAGTGCAGTGCTTTTGATATTAAGGATAACCTACATGCTAGGATATGCTTTCGTCCCGCTGATAAACAAGTTTGGATCATTGATAATAATGAGTTGCGTATTAGATATGATGATGGTCCAGCTTCGGAGTTTTGGGGTCTACAGTACAAATATGGACAGGATGATAATAATCCTGTTCCGAGATAGAGGGGGTAGAAGTTAACCTTTCTGGGCGACGTGTATTAGGTTTGACGACGTCCTAGCAATCTAGATGGATGCTCCTAAGGATTGCGGAACACAAGGCCACGGATCTCTAACCATTCTGCCCCTCGCCTGAATAATTATGCAGGATGGCATGAGTAAATCCTTTTCTACCTTAAATCATTGGAGGATAATCCGTGGAACACCTAAACGATTATTTAGATAATTTTATTATTGTAATCATAGGGTCACACCTTATTATTAAACTATAACCTAAACTCGCAGAAAGGAGTCTAGATGGCACGTATCGGTTTTCACAATTATCACGGGCAGATAATTCTTCACAGTAAACAGGGGGGACGGGTTTTACTCCCCATGATGCCCACACTCAAGGCTCTCAGCAATTATATTGCTGGATTACTTGACCGCTCCCTAAATATTTCACCCGAGGATATACAAGAAATTGTTGTTATGAAAGGCAGTCGTAAGCCGCGGATCTATGGCTATTATGATTGGGTGGATGGCAAACTTAAACTTGATAAAAGTAAGCCAGCCTTTATCCACAATATCTTATATGGATTGGGAGATTAATATGACACTCTTTTACCTAATCATGTGGGGTATATTCTTCGGCTGTTTGGCAGTCGCGATTGACTACTATTTTATTCCAGGAGGAGTTTACTAAAATGAATAATGCAAGAGATCTAATTTTTGATTTAGATGCCTTTACTGGTGGTCTAACTCAATACTCACATAAGTTGCCATTCACACCAGAGTTGCGGCTTACTGAGGGTGCTAAACATTTTGCTGATACGATGGGGGCTTACTGGCTTATGGATATTATAGCCACTGAGTTCCTTGAATTATTAGATGAGGAAAACCCTATTATCTTTATCAGTATAACTGTTGATAGTGCTAATGGTGCATTGATAGTAGCTACAGATGGTGATAAAGGTGATGGTCCAGTAACTCTGCATACTCGCCATATTGAGTATACTGATTTACCACGGATGGAAACACCTTACCGTTTCTTCTTACAAGATGGCGTACTTATGCTTCCAGGAGAGTACTAATGGGTAAAGACTGGATTATTGTGTACGCCGATGGAGAGTGGCAAGTTTCCGATGGTCCAGTCGGCGACCGCAGCACCTCTTATGATTTTAACACTAAAGAAGAAGCAGAGGACTGCTTAGAAAGGCTGAAGGATAATGGGTAAAATCAAAGCATGGGCGATGGAAGTTACGGAGCATATCCAAAACCAATTCATCGATGGTGAGATTGATGCACGGCATTGTGCTGAAGAACTTAATAAATGTGGATTGATGGATCCTGATGAAATAGAAATGTTCATAGATGAGCATACTGGTATCCGCGCACAGAATCTTGCGGATGCTACTTGCGCGATGTTAAAAGATGAGCAATGATAAGGTTCCTCCCTTAGAGCACTGGCGGTCACTTCGGTGGCCGTCTTTTTATTCGCGATGAGTATTATGACCAACCTCTATGGCTCTCATACCTTATTATATAATGGTAGCCAATGGTGGCTACGATTCAACTAAAGGAGGTAGCAATGGCTACTGAGTTCTTACAAAAAGTGCAATCTGTCATGCAAGCTAATTCGCTCATGGGTAGGTTTATGCACGACCCTATACTGACTGAAAATGTTGCATCAGTGGATGTATTTGATGACCAGTATATTGTTGTGACCGAAATACAAGTGCCACAAGAAGTAGGCTATGTATCACATTATTTAATGGTAGATGGCGGCTTTGACGGTCATGGGCTTGATGTATGTTACAAGATTATTCATGCCCATGAAGAAGAGCATCAGCAAATAATACTTGACCACATTATATCTGTGGCTGAGGAACGTGCGGCATGATACTCTTTTCCATTTTAGGTGTGATAGCACTGCTCATCGCTGTATGGGTACTTGAGTAACAAAATAGTCACATGGAGTATTTAATACTACTTCATGTGGCATCACACCTTATTATGTAGGGGTAGGCAGTTGCTTACAGAGTCAACCAATGGAGGTTTCAATGACTGAAGTTATTAATTATGTTTCCAAAGTTGCCAATGACCTTGGCTTATTTGAGTGGACTAAAAAACTCGGCCAACAGCACTTCAGTGTTCCGGGTGAGCATGGCACTCTTTGCGGTATGCCAATGCTCGGCAATAACTACGCTCGGGCATATAGTGATGCGGATAAAACACCGTGTCCTATTTGTGAAGAAGCACTTGTGCTTCGTGCTGACAGCCAAACCATGGACATCTAGGTGGTAGCTATGTACGACATTCAGGAGCGCATAGAGGTCTTAACACGGTTTTGCCCTCGTTGCATAAACACCCCTGATCTTCCCCTGCGCTATGAGCGCAGGGTTATGGCGGCACAGCATGATCGTATTGCTGTATCTTATTTATGCCCCATCTTAAACTGCCCTGATTGTGGCGAGGTTGCCGCTTTTGAAGCTGTTACCTCTTCCGACAGAGCGGCAGATATAGGGGCTAAACTTTTTAGAATGGAGGTTAACAATGGGACTTGATCAATACGGTATGATTGGCGTTAAAACCGAAAAACGCGAAGATGCGGTTACTGGTAAAGAGTATACTGTAAAAATGGCCGACCAAGAGTTTTACTGGCGTAAACATGCTCGGCTCCAAGACTTTATGGAGATTCTGTGGGTGGAAAAAACTGGCAAAGATGCAGTTGACCTAAACTGCACAGATATGGAGCTAGACAAAGAGGATGTGCAACGCCTCTGGGAAGCCATCCAAATGCGGTTTGCCTTCAATCACAGCGAAGGCGGGTTCTTCTATGGTCACCAAATCCAAGAAGAACAAATGTACGCATATCTAGAGCAAGACCAAGACTTCGTAGTTGCAGCTCAAACCGCACTGGACGATGGGCAAAAAGTCGTTTACTCTTGTTGGTGGTAGTTATGGATTTAATCTGGGATACAATGCCAGTAATCATCGCTGTGCTAATTCAACTTCTGTAAAAATAATGGGGGCGAAGTGTTACGGTAGCACATCAGGTTCCAACCCTGAGGGAGTGGGTTCAATTCCTACCGCCTCTGCCAATAACCGAGGGTCATGGTCTACGGATCATGGCTCTCTCTGATATTGCATCACTTTTATATATAGTACCAGAAATGAAATATGGAGTATGGCACTCTATCCGATATTCAAATATACATTATCTGGCTATACAATCATATCAAAGGGTTATATCACTAAATCATATATTATGTCTAAAACTTTAGACAGCTACGCGACTTGAAGCGGTTGGTTTTTGGAAATGACTCGATTTCTATTTACGTTCCTATTATAGAAAAGTAGTATGACTTTATGGCAAAGGCAAAAGTCACTCACAAAAACAGTTTGGACATTGTAGCTAATCCTCGGGTGGAAAAAGGGCTGACACCTATGCAGGAAAAGTTTGCAATGATCTATGCTACAGAAGAAGTTACGCAAACGGAAGCAGCGATCAGGGCAGGGTACGCTGAATCTAATGCACACTCTATTGCAAGTCATATGCTTAATGGACGTAGCTATCCACAGGTTTTGGATAGAGTGCGTGAAATCAAAAAAGAGTTACAGCAAAAGTATGAGGTAACTTTTGAAAG